TATATCGAAAACGAAAAGTTATAAAATAAAAAAGGTTCTCACTAAGAGAACCTTTTCAAAATATAGATAGTAGTGAATAATATCTTAAAATTCTAATATTGCGTAATCGTAAGAAAGGGTTAATTCGATATCAGCAGGGTCATTAGAAGTAAAATCCAAATCATTGAAATTAGCTGCTTGAATAAATGCACCTTTTAACTTCCATTGTTCGATTTTATCACCAACAGGTCCTAACATATAGAAATCGATATCCTTTTTGTAGAAATCAGCGTAACCTTTTCTACCAGTTAAAGATTCATATCCTAATCTTACCCATTCCATTACTTGTTGAGCGCCTGAAGGTACGATTGGGTCATACATTGTTATTGTAATGTCTTGCCATTCTCCTTTACCTTGTAGTTTTCTATAAGTGTTGATGTGGTCTAATTTCACCGTCTCAAAGTTTATCGAAGGTCTACTTGCAGCTTTTATAAGGTATGATTGAATTCCATCAATCTCCATTATATACCTGTTCTTCATCTTCGGTTCGAAGTTGGTGAACATCATTTCGTTAAATTCTAATACTTCTGCCATTTTTTTATTTTCCCTTTTATACTAATAAATATTAGTTATTCATTTTTTTTGTTTATGCTGAGAACGATGCTCCAGTTGGTAAGATGTTGAAATCAATTACAATGAATTCAGCTGTCTTAGCCGGTTGTAAGAATATCTGTCCAGCAAGTATGTTTCTATCAACCACATCAGGTCCGTTGTTAGATTCATCCATAACTACTTTAAATGCGTACAATCCTTGTCTTTGTTGTATTCCTTCTAAATAAGGTTGTACAGTATTAATGAATCTACCTCTTGTCTGAGCCGTATTTTGTTCAAATACTAAGAATCTAGATGTAGATGCTACAAACTTCTTAACGTTGATTAATAATCTTCTAACATTAATTCTATCAAGTGCTGATGCTTTATCTTGCAACGTTTTCTGTCCGAATGCTACAATACCTTGTCCAGGGAAAGAAGCGATTGGATTTACTTTGTTTTCATATAAAGTATCTCTTTCAGAGTGTGTTAATCTATTTAGTACACTAACTGCTCCTATAATACCTCCTCTATTCAAACCAGCAGGTGCGAACCATTCAGCTGCAATAGCGTCATTTGCTGCATATACTGCGGGTAGTAATACTGAAGGTGGAACTGAGATTAGTTTGTTTGTATTTGAATCTACAGTCTTAACCCAAGGGTAATAAGAACCTATATAGTTTGAATCAATTGCGTTAGCCTGAGTAGTTACTTGCGATATTGTATCGTTTACTCCAGTTAAATCAGAAATATAGAAACAATCTTGTCTAGCTTCTACCATATCTAATACATCAGTTGTAACTGCTGGGTGTAATCTTCTTACAATACCCGGTGTTACTACCATATTAATATCATATTCATCAGCGTTTGAAACTGCGTTCACAGCTTTAGCGTATGCTTTAGAACCAAACTTAGTTGAATCAGTTAAATCAAATCCTTGCGAATTTCCAGTTGAAATTGAAGAACCTAAAGCGATTTCTCTATTCGGGCTCATTCCATCAAATCCACCTTGGAAACCTAAAGAGAATTGTCTCTTAATCATATCCTCAGTTGCCGAACCAGTCATTTCTAATGTTAAACCAACTCCACTTACATTTCCATCAAATCCAAATACTACGTTTGAACCAACTCCTACACTTTCAGGTAGAGGATTCATATAGTTAACGTTATCATCTTTTATACCAATTGATTCAAAATCAAATCCAGCATAAAATTGTGGGTTACCAGTTGTGTTAGCAATAGAACCAGTTTGTAATACAACCGCTGGAACGATAGTTTCATCAGTTGCTTTAATTGGATTAGAATAAGCTCCGTGTCCAAATGGTGCAGCAGATACAGGATAAGAACCTTGCTCTCCTACTTTTACTCTAATATACTTAGAGTTGTTTATCCAATCACCATTTTCGGTAATCTTACCATTCGAATCAATAGTACTCCATCTATCACCAATTACTCTAGCAATATAATTTGCTGAGCCTGGATCTAAGTTTACATTATTGAAAGATTCTAATACTACTTTTCTTTTATCAGTATCATTATAAGAACGAACAGTTACACTAAATACTGAGTAATCAGTTCCTCCATCTTCACCTGCTGCTTTAACACCAGATATAGAAATCTTAAATCTTTTATTTTCACCATTACCATGTCCTAAAGTATAGAACTTAAATAGGTCATATCTTTCACCGGAGATTAATTGTGATTTTACATATGGTGTGTGTGCCGTACTAGCATCGTAAGAAAAGTCTTGAGTTGGTAATACAACTGCTTGAACTTCATTTTTAGAAGTTATTCCATCATATGCATTCTTAAAGTAAGAATATGTATATGCATCTTTCGAACCTCTTGGATTAGAACCGAATACATCAGTTACATCGTTATTATCAGTTGAGTCTAAAGAAGAAGATATTTCTCCGATTCCACTACCACTAACAACAAATGAACCTGTTGCACTTCCATCCGCTATACTAAATCCACCAAATCCAACTTCTTCATCACCACCATGTGTTGAGTGAAGTGTTGAAATTAATTTCAATCCAGCTGAACCAGTTACTGCAATTCCAATAGGTGCAACTTGACTATAACCATCTACACCTGCCACTCTAACGATTGTTGCACTTCCAGCTTCTCTTAAATAGTTCTGAACCGCATATTCCGTATAGTAAGTACCATCAGGTGTACCAAATTTATCTTCAAACTCACTTTGAGTTCGAACTACTGTGGGAACAAACGCTGTACCTTGTTTGAAAGGTCCAATGAACGCTGCTCCGATTTCTCCAACCCCTTGTGCTAAGAACGAAAGGTCATTTTCTCTCGTAAATACTCCAGGTGATACAATTCTTTCTGCCATATTATCTCCGTTTATTAAATAAACAATTTAGTTATTACAAATATAAATATAACTAAAACGTTGAAACCATTAATTAGTGTATAAAACTAGTTTATAAATTATTTTACTACTCTGGTAATTCAGGGTCATCTGGTGTAGGAGTTACCGAACCAGTTGACCAAGGTAAACCATCTTCTTGAACTTCTTCAACCGCATCATCTACTTCATCGATACCTTTTTGAATTTGTTCTGAGATATGGTGCCAATATCCATTTGTTGGATGTGTTACTGATGATGATACCCAACCGATTACTAACTCTTCAGTTAGTTCTCCGAAAGCTACAAATTCATCAACTGAACCAGAATCAAAGTCTATTGGTGTTGCCCCTATAAATCTACCCTCAGTACCAGTAGTACCTTCAGTTCCTATAAGTTCCCAACGTGCATGTAGTACAACATTTTCATGTTCACCTACTGTTTTTTTAGTCATTTGGGTTATTCCCCAAGAATAAGTTACTGCCATTTTTATTGTCTTTTATATATATAAGTATATAGGTTGTTCCCCAAACGGAAAACTAACACCTATAAATATAACCAAATTTAGTTAAACACAAATATTAAGATATACTTCCAGAAGTTTCTACCCAACTTGATGATACATGATTCCAAGATTCTATTACGAATGCAGATTCACTAGCTATCAAATGTGCTTCATTGAAACTATCGTAGTGAACATCTTCATGTTTTCTACTAATTTCAACACCATCTTCCATAAAAGATATTCTTTTAACAACATCAATTGATGGATTCTGTACATTTATTTCTAATGCGTTTAAAACTACTATTTTTTCTAATGCCATTTTATTTTTTGTTTAATAATTCTTTCATCATCTCTTTCATCTCTAAGAGTTCTGACTTTAAATATTCAATTTCTTCTTTTTGTGATTTAACTATATCATTTTGTTCATTGATTGCATTAACTAATAATGGAGTTAATCTATCGTAATCAACAGTCATATAATCATATCCCAATCTATGAGCTTTAGGAGCAGGATGTACAATTTCAGGAAGGACTGATTTAACATCTTGTGCAGATACACCGACTTGCAGTTCAGTTCCATTCCACCCAATCATATTAGCTTCCTTATTGTTTCTATAATAGAAACCATTCAGTTTACTAACTTTATCAAGAGCGTTTTCAATATCACCTTCCTTATCCTTCAATCTCATATCAGAATAGTAAGCGATTACGTTACCCTCTGCAAGTAAGTCATTGTTAATCCTAAGACCGTTACTTTCAGTTCGTGCTTTCCAACCACCATTATAATGAATGTAGAAGTGAGAGTTGTGAATACCTTCACATAACCATTCATTGTTTACATCATTATATAAACCAGTTGAACTACTATTGTTGTGCATTAATAGTGAACGACCATTCATTGACCATCCTTCCCATCCGTTTATACTACCATATGTAGAAACAGTTCCATATTGTCCACCTTCATCTGCAACTGAACGTAATCCATATCCTCTATCTTGGAAGTAAAGACCTGTTGAACTTCTAGCTCTAAACCAGTTATTTACATATACACTACTAAAGTTTGATGTAGATGCCGGGTCACAATAGTAACCAGTACTATTTGAATCGTAATATCTACCAGCGTACATTGAACCACCATTACCATTGTTCTCATCAAGAACAGGAATAGTTCTCCAACTTCTCCATCCACTCCAAGAACTTCTGAATCTCAAGTTAGTAATTGGTCCACCTACCATTTGCCATCCATAACCAGAAGTGTTAGAACTTCTATAATGGTATGATTGTACTCCTACCCAGTGAGATGTACCTGATGGTTGGTTACCTGGATTACTCCAAGAATCAATGAAACCAGAACCCCAAGTTGAAACAACGTTCATATCTTGTCTACCCCATCCAAATGCACCAGTCCAA